AATCTTTCAAACTCAAGGAGACTTGCTACTGACAGAGCGACTTCATGTTCGCTTCCATCAACCAGCACGGTGGCGATGAAAAGCTCGAACATTATGCAGTCTCTGTGTAAAGGCCACCAGCAAACGTTATGGCGCCAACGGTGGCTAGGTCGCCCACAGCGCCCATGACTGGACGGTACTCAGACATAAGAGCCGAGGTCACAGTGAAGTCTGGGTTCGTGCCAGCTGCAGCAGCTGCAGAGGTAGGACGAACAACAACTGTGGTCGGAACGCCAACAAGACCCTTGAGAGTTGCATGCACCTTGGTGGCTGCAAAGTCTTGGTTGAAGTTGATTGTGACGGTGTTGTTCTGCAAACCACCTGTGAACGAGTGACCGTTGGTTGATGATGCAGACATGGCTGTGATCTCAACTGCGTCAACAGCGTTGACTACTTCCACGCTCGTGACATAGGTCGTGAGGTCAACAGTGTTGACTTTCACTTGGATGTCTTTGTTTACATAAATAGCCATTACTCGGCCTCTGCTTCCTTGGTTGTTTTGGATGTTTTGTTTGCCTCGATGTGACCACCGAGAATGAGAGCCTCAACGGAGCATCCGATGAGTTCCTCGTCTGTGATTGTGTCGCCGGGCTTCTTGCCTGAGACATTGTCTGCGATGACTTTGTATGTTGCCATGTGTTCCTTTATGGGTAAGCCACCCACGGCACGGTTACCGTGTAGGCAGGTAGTTCTTGATTACCGACTGTGTAAACAGTAGGCGATGCGTCTGTCGCTCCAGTTGCAAGCATCACGGTGTCCATCAAATCGAGAAGCGCAATAAGCGCGTCAAGGTTTCCGGGTGGTGGCATCATGACATTGACAGGGAAAGACAGAACAGTTTGATTGGTTGACGATCTTGTGATTGTCGGAGGGTCGATGATTGCTGACAGAGGCCGTGCATTGCGAGAGTCGGAAACGACAACAACGCCAGCTGTGGTCAGTGCTGTTTCCAGCCTGATGCGAGCGTCATTTGTTTGACCCATCAGGCAACCTGTGGACGGTTCACGCCCCACAAACGCAGGATGTCACCCATTGCTAAAGGTGAGCCTCCAGCCTGCATCGACTCATACGACATAAACGATTCTCCACCTGCAGCTCCACGCTGACGGTAAAGGTTTCCAGCCATCATTGTTGTTCCGAGTTTCACATCGGCACTCGGTGCAGGCGAGAAAGCATCGGTGTATCCGGCGCTCCTTCTGCGCCTGAACGCGAGCGCGTTAGCTGCTTCCGTGCAAACAGTAACGAAGGCTGTGTCGTTGGCTGTCGCTGTTGCGATGCCAAGCCACGAGAGAACGTCTGCAGATGTGATCCATGTGCAGGCCGTCGAGGTGGTAGCTACTGTCCCGGTAGCCACCGACCTCTCAAGGTCTGCGCCAGCATCAAGGAAGAGAAACTGGTTCTCTCGGATGACGCTGTAATCAAACAGTAGATCGCCTTCTTCGTCTTGACCGAGGTATTCATAGGGTGTGTTTGAGATGACCGTATGCGTACCGTTGAGGTCGTGACCAGCTCCAGCAATGGTGACTGAGTCTTGAACCTGAATGTCAGTATCGACAAAGGTTTGCAAAACAACGACACCGTCTAGGCGTGTGTGAAACGCAAGATTGTATGTAGCCATTGTTTTGCAGTCCTTCTAGTTTGTTGCGTTAGGCGACGATTGCAGCCTTGACGAACTTGCTTGAATCAATCATCAACGATGCAAAGTAACCACGGAAAGCCAAAGTGCGTGAAAGCGTTGAAGGCGAGTCAATGCTGATTGCGCCCTTCTGCTGTTCGTACAGTTCGTAACCAGATGCGTCTGCAACGACAACTGTGTCTGCAGGGAAGTTGCGATCAACTACAACTTGCAAACCAAATGCAACACCGTTGACTTGTCCCGGTGCGAGGTTACCAAATGCGTTCATTGGCCCAATTTGAGGGAACAACGGACGGTCTGTTGTGTCGCTAAGTTGCAGAAGAACGCCCCACCACTCGGGATTTACAAACAAGTGAGTTGGCAAGTTGCCATTGCTTGAGTTCAAGATTGTCTGTGCTGCGCCAGCAACCCAGCCGACCCAATACGCAGGATCCAGAGAAGAAGCACCGGAGAAGTTGCGTGTCACGGTTGTTCCTGAAACAAGCTGGTCGGCTGCGTAGTTGTCTGTTGCGTTGGCGTAGATACGGCCCATGTCGTCAAGTACGACTGACAAGATTGCAGGATCACTCCAGTCGATGTCGGCTTCTGAGATGTTCACGTATCCACCGAAAATTTGCTTGGTGACTTGGTTGTTGAACACGACAAGAGTGCCTTGCGATGGTGACTGTTCAGCGATAGAAGCACCGATTGTGGTGTGCGTGGTGACCTCTGGACGGATGAACACTTTGCCACCTTGTGGAAGTGCGCGAACACCAATTGCATCAACTACTGGACGACGACCAATGAAGTTGTTGTAAACAGGTGAAATGATTGGTGTTGGAAGAAGTCCGGGGGTGTCGGTTGTGACGATGTCTGGTGCAGCTGCACGAAGTGCTTCTGACATTGCTCGCCACTGATCGCCACCTGCAACTGCTGCTGCGATGTACTCAACTGCTGTTGGAAGTTCGACTTGCTTGCGTGGGCTTGCAAAGACGATGTTTGTTGGAACGGCAGCCTCGACTGCTGTTGGGGTTTCTGGTGTTTCCACTTGTTCCTCCTCGGAATCTGTAGGTGTGGGGGTTTCTGGTTCAGGTTCGGCAGCTGCTACTTGAGCCACCTTCGCTGATGCAAACGCGCCGAATGGGAGCAGTGATAGCTCCATCCAACGGCCTGATTTTACGATCATGACATTCTCATCGAATGTGTAATCGACTGGTTCGACTCCGACTGAGACGGAATCGTAATACTCGCCGGGGCCAGCCATGGCAAGTACTTCATCACGGACTTGACCGGGGCCGACACGAGCAGAGAACAACATTGCCTCGCCAGTATCGACGCGCTCAACGACCATGCCAAGAGGCTTGTCGGCTGAGTGGTCAAGCATGAACTTGGGTGCAGGGCCGTCAGTTGGAAGGGAGCCGGGAAGGAACTTGACTTGCTGTCCTGAAGAAACGGTTGCAATTGTGTTCCATTCCACTGCTACACCTTCGATTGTGCGTCGGGGTGTGCCGTCTGGCCCTGCAGAAATAATTGAGAAAATTGGGGATGATAGATCAAGTTTCATTGTGTCCTCACATTTGCGATTGGGTCTGGAGTGTCCATGACTTCTTCGTCGTGGTCGATGTAATCCGAGATGTCCAGTTTGCAGAATCGTCCACGTGGCAAGACATTGTCCATAGAGAGAGTCTGACTAATGCACTCGATGTATTGCTTCGCTGACATGTAGAGAGCGCGTTGCGATTCCTGCACGTTGTTGTAGGTCATGCCTGTACCGGCATCAGCACCAACGAGGACTTGTGGCACGTTGCAAAGGTTTGCAAGTTCAGTCATTTGATGCTTGCGAGCCTCCACAAGTTGGAGCTTCGACGGATCGCTGTTGAACTCTTTCCATTCCACGGAACTGTTGAGTGCGCCAATGGCGTTGCGCTGACGAGCCTGCGACCACGCTGCACACAGATCACTGAGTGCTTCACCGTCCATCGGTTCAGAGCCGTTGGTCTGCTGAAGATAGCCAGCTGTGATTTCGTTGCTTGCAAAACGCATTGCTGCATTGTCAAGACGGTTAGAGATTTCAATGGCGCGAGCACCCATTGTGAGCCACGACTGAATCGGAGACAAGAAAGTGATCACATCTTTAGGGTCAAGTTGCATACCGTTGAACATAATCTCTGTCGGCATTGACCAATACTGTGGGCCGGGCATGTTCGGCAGTTCCACGTTGGCTGCAGGAATCCACTGAAAGGAAAGAGGGAAACCAGTTGTAGACGAGCGTGAGGTGACTACCCAGTGAGCACGCCCAAAAAATAGGAGGTCATCCACCGTCCAAGCAAGGCAGAACTGGCGCGACACTTTCGGATCAGGTCGAGTCATCCAAGTCTCAGAAGGAATCATCATCTCTTC